CTTCGTCGTCCATATACATTTCTTCGTCCTCGTCGTACATTTCTTCGTTAGAAGCCTTACCGGGCATCGCATCAGAAATGCCGATTGCGTTGCGTCCTACCGTGAAGAGTGCGCCACTGCCACCATTTGATCTTCGTCCCCATGGACCCCACATTGCTTCACTGCGGCGATTGCTTGAATAGCCCGGGCTCGGGGGTCGGGGACTTCGTCCCAACTCTTTGCCTTCGTCTTCCATGCCCATGTTCTCTTCGTCGTCCATATACATTTCTTCGTCCTCGTCATCTTCGGGCATCATTTCTTCACCCTTGACTGGGCGGTAGAGACCATCTTGCATTGATGCGGTGTAGGCGCGACGGGTTGCTTTTGGTGTTTGCCACATTCCAGCACCCTTGGTTTTGAGCATGGGCTTGCCATTCTCCATTGGTGCTTCTTCTTCTGATTCTTCTAATAAATCTTCTTCATCAGTGGTTTCTTCTTCGTCTTCTTCGTCGACGGGAACCATTTTGATTTCGACAGCCATTGCGCCACATTTTCCACAGACTTTTTTGTCTGCTTCGTATCCGCATTCTGAACCGGGCAAGGATTTTGCACATTTGACTACGGTACCGTCGCCATCAATTTTGACGACTGATTTTTCGTTTAAATCCATTGTGTGAGACTCCTTATAGTGGATGCTCTTATCGAGGCATCCGTTATGGCTGGGGCAACCACTACAAGGAATATTAGCCTGTTGGCCGTCTACCGTGCAGAAGTATTTAGATATTTTTTTCATTTTAATCTATTTTAAGTGTACAACAAAGTAGCATATGTGTATGTAAATTAATGTTATTCATTGAGCGGAATCTTTACAGTTCTGCCGGACTCGTTTGTTTTTTCTACAAATCGAGAATTAACCGGTTTTGCTGTTTTTCTGATAAATGTTGTCATGCCCGCTTCGGCCAGTTTGTCAAGCATTTGGGCGAACATATTGGTTCTGGAACCATCCGTTTGAGTTTGACGATCAACAACATGCATCAAAGCATCCATCACATCATCAAGTTCATTCTGAGTAAGATACAAAGCACCAGCGTTAGTCCTCTTTCCACCAACATCGCCAGACTTCTGCCTATCCATAATCTTCGTCAAATTCCTGAGTGCATTAGCAGTCTTGGAATCTCCAGACTTTTGTGCTTCAGAAATTTCCCTACTCAACGACTGTTCTACCTTATTGAACTCAGTTGCTTCCCAGCGAATTTCAGCGCGACCATCTTGTTCAGTTCCAGAACGTGAACGCATGCCCGCTCTGGGTTGACGTTCGGCATTCTTACGAGCACCTATATAACCATTGACTAGGCTAGAACGAGAACGTAAACCTTCTCCAGTCATAAATCGTGGAATTGAATCATCTTCCTCTCCAGCGAGAGTTATCCCTGTTTGTTCACGGGAAGTGCTTCCACGCTTGATGAACGGATCAGAATCTATATCGTCATACAATTCCTCAAGGGTGTTCTTGAGTTTAGTAGCGTTATTGACACTCTTGCGTTCCGCTGGGCTCATTTCCTCGCCCTCAAAACCAATAGTGTAATCATCAAGTGCCTCAATGATCGAACTCAATTTAGAAAGAGTCAAGTCAGCGTCATCGCCGCCATCCTCAGCCTGAACCAAATCCATCACTTCATTCCAGACGTTGCCATGCTCATCTTCAGCATCACCATCAATAATTGCACCACTAATACTGTCCTGCGCCTTAGCAACGACTTTTTCAATAGCCGACATTTGCTTCTGGCGAGTCCTCTTCGCCAATGCCGCCCGCTTCTCAGGAGTCGTCTCAACATCATTCGCCCGACGAGGTGACTCTTGCTCCATAACTTCCGGACGACGCGTTACCGGACCGGCCTCCGCCGAACGCTTCATTCTTTCAGCAAGGGCCTCACGACGAGCAGTAATTCTGTCCTGCTCATCTTCAGCATCACGCAAACGTCTAAACGCAGCGTTATATTCACCAACCTGGATACCGTTAGGATTAGTCGACTCATCGTATTTACCTGCAGAAATTAATGCATCAAACTTCTCATCCAATGACAAAGTTTCATAGTTTTCAGGAAGAACATCTTTAGCCGAGCGAGGACCCTTGCCCTTTCCTGTACGAGAACTAGACACGGCGCTGCCAGTTTCTGAACGCATACCAGAACCAACTCGTGATCTAACTCCACCACTACGGTTCTCTTCAGAGAAGCGGTCAAACATGTTGCGCAAAGTACTCCACTGACGCGCCGTCATGGTGCCGTTATTCTTCTTATGAGCCTCAATGAGACCCTTAACTATGCGGAAGTTAGGCTGACGACGACCCCAGTCAACAAGTTGACCCTGCATTCTTGGAGTGATATCTGCTGGAGCACCGTTATTGATGCGCTTGCCATCGAATTCCTCGCCAGGCATATCAACATTGGGGCTGATGTACTTTCCTTCTTTGCTGACTGAGGCCATTTCTAGTGGATCGGCACCAAACATCTTGATCCATGATGGATCAACTTTCTCCAATTCATCGTACGCCGTCATAACGTTGTCGTATTCCGAGGAAAGAACTATCAAAGAACGACCAGGATTAGATTTTTTCTGATTCTGTAACTCTTCAAGAAGATTATCGTACTTCTTCATACCGTAAGTAATTAGGCCATTTCCGCCATGCTTCGCGGTAATCCCACGAATTTCATCACGAATTAAACCAATTTCATCTACGGAAAGATTGACTTCCATGCGTTGATGTCTTGCTCCGGCGCGTGAACGGAAACCGCCCTGACCTCTAACGGAATTAAGTTTCTTATTGATTTTCTCTGCTGCATCTGACAAGAAATTAGATGCGGCATACTCATCATTTTCCCACATCTCATTTGCAAGGTTGCTTATGTTTGTAACCTGAGACTGAACCTGTGCAAAGTCGCTATCTTCATCAACCCCATCACGAAGTAACCGAATAGCGTTACCGTATACGGACCTGTTGTCTTCGCTTAGTGGGACACGACGCAAATCACGTTCCAAGAAATCAGCAGTCGTTGACTCAACACCATTAACATCACCATTCGGCTTAACGGAATATGTCGCATTGCGCTTCACATCATTGAGTGCTTTACCAAGACTCTCTGCTTCTTCAATGCTGTCTGCGTCATCAGCAGAAATACCACCAAATACGTAAGCGCCGCCGCCCTTATATTGGACGACCAACTCTTCTTTAGCGGCATCGTAACGAACGAAGTCAACAGCACTACTTTCGGCCATTCTGCGTGAAGGATAGATTTCGCGTGATTCGCCCAACCCTGTTCCGGCTTTGCTTCGCATGCCGTCAGCAATTTCTTGCACATCACTGAGGCCTTCTTCGATATCCGCACGCTCACCGTAACGGCCACCACGCGAAGCACTCAAACGAGCCACTTGCTGTCCATCAAATCGGTCATTGATTTTACGCGTATTCTTTTTTCTTACAAATCCGCGCTTATTTGAGTCCTGAGTTAATTCCCTGCCACCAGAACGGATTTGACCAATTTTAGATAATGTTATTTCTCGCGCGCCCGATATCCGCGAAGAAGCAAGCGAATCATAAATTTCCTGATCAGACAAACCTTGATCGATCAATTCATAAACGTCATCGTATGCTCTTGGGTCTTGTTCGCGCATAGTGCGGGAACGCATGCCGGCTTTCTGCATTCGCTCTTCATGCTGAGCCAAATAGTTTTTCGCGGCTTCTCGTCTTTGACGCGAGGCAGGCTTACGTCGATCCGAACCAGGCTGGTTTGCTATAGCGCCAAAGCGTCGTTGAATATTCTCATCTGCAGCCTTACGAACGTCAAGATCGTCATCTTCAAGCAATCTATTAACTGTTTCTAAGAATGCTCCATCATTGTTTGCAACATTTATTCTAGTTTCAACATCATCGCTACCCGAAAGTTCATTAAGGCGATTAGGCGATATTGGGTTGGATACGGAATTGTCGGCAGCATCTCTTCGGTCTGCTTCTACATTTGCTGACGTTCCACCAGAACGTGAACGCAATCCTTCTAGGGGACGTCTGCCAGGCTTTCCTGCAGCACGAACACGGTCAAGACTACGGAATTCCGGATCACCATACAGAATGTCCTCATTACCCTGGTCTTCGACATTTTGCAAGAAGTCCATGGCGTCTTCAACAGAATCGAACTCTTCATCGTCTCCGCCATAGAAATACTCAATCCCACCGAATCCATCGTCAGTTCTATAAACGCCGACCACGCCATATCCAGGCCTGTCGTCACCATAAATATCCGCTAATGGAATAACATCGGCATCAACATTGTCGCCCTTGAGTTGATCAATCCACATGGAGCCTTCAAAATGTTCAGATTCTGCGACTCCTTCGCGGACCCCACGCGAACCACTTTCGTCATCGTAAGAACGACGTGAACGCATGCCACCTTCTGTAGGTGTATTTTCTTTGTGATAATCCTGCAAGAACTTCTTTGCGTCGTCTGAATACCAACCAAATTCTTCACTTCGTGCAACTTGTTTATTGTTGGCGTCATATACTGTAGCGACTGAACCGCCAGGGTTATTCCCGCCGCCTTCCCAACGGGAGATTTGATAATAGCCACCATCTGGCAACGTCCATGTTTCTACATCCCCGCCCGCACCATCTCCCCAGTTTTCGTCGGGTTCATCCCAGTTAATTGATCCAGTATTTGCCCGTGAACGCATGCCAGCACTAGTAGAGGTACCACGTATTTTGCGGGTAGCCTTATCTAGTGCAGCCCACTGCTTGTCACTTAAACGGCCACGAGAATTATATTGAGAAACAACACTTTTCGCAAAATCACCACTTAAACCACGAGCAGCCTCAATGATTGCCTTCTTATCTTCATTGGAAAGTGAAGGCGCAATATCTTCAGCCTTATCTACTCCTTCTTTTGCAGATGGACCGGCTGATGGTTTTTTGTTTTTAGAAACTATGCCACGTAGTGCATTCCATTGTTTGTCCGTAAGTCGGCCACGTTGTTTATATTGTTGAACAATGGACGCAGCAAGGTCATTTCCAGTAATAGACGAAGCATCGCTTATTAATTGATCTCCATCATCTGGTTTTGGTGCTGTTTGCTTGGGGGTACTCGTGGGGTATCTTCGGCGACGAGATGGGTAGTAGTCTCTACCGCTACCCGAGCCACCCTCTGGTCGGAAACCATCTCGCATGGCATCGACTCCGACGTCACTATTTTGTTCTTCATCATCGGAAATCCAAATCCTGTGTGCGCCGTCGGTCCAGTATTGCCCGCCACCTCTGGATCGCATTCCTTGCTGACGTCCACCACGAGAACCAGACGGTCTGCTTACGTTCGGGAATGTGTCATTCGTACCAAATGTGCGTGTTTCAGTAGTACCATCAGACATGTTCTCTAACACCATCGTGACGTAGCCATCTTCTTGACCATCACTACGAATATCGGCAATACGAACCATTGGCCCACCAACAGCACTAGTTTCATCATCCCAATTTTCGGGGAGAACATCACCAGGTGCTAAATCTGTAATGTTTGCTCGCGCCTGAACACCACGTTCTCTGTCACCTAATTTGGGTCCTTTTCGGTTTGGGCGATTCTTGTATGAGGGCATAGTTTCCCAAATACGATCATCCATTAAGAATCCGTTATCAGACAAGATATCTGATGCTTTTTTATCTTTAGATATTGTGTTCAATAAAGCATCTAGTTTGTCGTCCATGCCTGCTCTATCGTTATCTCGCAAGGAGATATCTGAACCGATAGAGCCTTCGCGACCTCCGCGATAGAAATCAATTTTGATTCCGTTATCCAAGAGGTGGCGACGCAAATATTTTTCGTTAGAAGACAAATCATTGTTGTCTTTAGAGAAAATTTCGCTCAAATAGTTGATTGCTGCGCCAGCAGAATTGCCAAAGTCTTCGCGTGAACGGAAACCCCACTCATTCTTGGACGGGCCATCTTTTTTCTTGCCAGGAATTTTCTTTGAACGAAGTTTTTGTTCTTGCATAATACGAACTTGATCTGGAGTCAACTTCGTGACCATTTTGCGTTTTTCGGAATTATTCTTTTTTCCGGAACGCGAACGCATTCCTCTGTTGTTTAAGTTAGCAAGGCCTTCTGCAACTTTTTCTGCAGCAAAATCAGATGACAAATCATCAATTTTTTCAGATGTCAATAATTGGTTATCTACATCTACGAAGATGTCATCATCATCTTCAAAAACATCGCGAAGATATGATATGAACGGGATGGCGCCTACGCTGTCCCAATGTTCATCATCAAAAAATGTAGGGTCGATAAGGTCCTCAAGGAGTCTGTCGTATTTTCCTTGACTAATTTCACCGTCGTCAAGCATTTTTCTATAAGCCATACGGGTTTTTCTAATACCAGTTCGACCAACCCATCTTTGAGTGTCTTCACTTGTCGCATATTTTGCCCAATCAGAAATTCCTCTAATTTCGTCATTGACGTCGTCTAATTCATTTTCAATTTCATCATAAATGTCATTTTCTTCATCATTAAAATCTCGCCCATTGGCATAATATTGATCCAATAATTCTTTTGATTTGGCATTAAGTTCATTTCGACGTTGCGTAAGTTCTGTCAATCTGTCGGCAATTTTTTCTTTGTTTTTAGATGAGTACAGAGCGCGAGCATTCTTGAAACTTTCGTTCGATCTGCCTCGTGAACGCATGCCAGAAGAAGATGCACCCATCAAAGCATTTATCTCTTCTTCAGTGAAACCAAGTTCCGACATCGTAGAACGACGCTTACTATTCTGTTCTGCTAAGAATTTTTCTGAATCAAATTTGACTTTTCCTTTTTCGTCACGTTCAATCATTTCACGACGTGGACGACCAGTGGCATCTAACTCTGGCGCTTTTCTAGTTGCTGATTGAGCGCCTTGCTCTTTACGTAGGTCAGAAAACTCTTGGCGTAATGGTGCTTGACGGCGACGGAATTCTGCTAAATCAATTTTTTCATCATCGAGTTCTTTTTCAAGATCGCGTTGCTTCTTGATATTGGTGTCGATTTCTGCATCAATATTGCGTCCTGTGCGAGAACGTAGGCCCATTGCGCGCTGCTTGTCACTATCTTGAACAATGTTGTCATACACTTCATTGGCGCGTCTCAAGATGCTTTCTTTGCCTTGAGGAATTCTGCCAGAAGAAACAAAATCTTGGAATTCTTCAATGGTCAACCCATCGCTGAGTATGTCCATCGATTCCTGGAATGCACGATTGGAAATAGATTCCATTTCTCCTTCAAATACACGATCAGCATCGTCTGGTGCTCCGGATATTTTATTTCGGGCATACCCCGCATAGCGACCACTCAATACATCTGCAACATCATCTTTAGTGAACCCTTGACGCTTTAGTTCAGAACGAACAATTTTCATCAATTCGGGATTAATCTTTTGGTCACCATCAAAAATGTCTTGCAGTTCTTTATCGCTCAAACCAAATTTCTGGCCGCTACGCTGCGACATTTGGGCAAGAATATCGAATGCTCGTTGTTCTATGGTTGTCGTAGATTTAACGCTGTTATCGCGTTCATTTCTTAAACCATCAGTAATTTTTGAACGGAAACCACGAAGTAGTTCCGGTACGTCGCGAGGACCGCCATAAGGTCCAAAGCGAAGAGGCTTTGGTTTAAAGTTATCCCAGTCAAGATTTTCTACTGACCAGCCAGTTTGCTGAACAGCACGCTCTTCTACTGGCTTGACATTGCCTTTTTCTAGATCGTGGGCGTAGGCTTTTCTTTGCGCTTTTCTGTATTGGCGCAATTTCTTTTTGTATTCCTGATCCCACTCTTCGAAAGTGGGGTACCAATCCCAAGTATCGTAAGGTTTATTGCTGTCGACATCACGTTTTGCTTGATTGCGGAAAGAATCAAGCATTTCTTGTTTGCGTTGTGCTTTAGATTTTGGCTTAAAAGTCTCTAGAAGTCTTCTTTCAGCAGGTGTCAGAGTTTCTAGGGCACCATCTGATGGCTTGTAGTCGTCAGGGACTGTTGCTTTCCATGTTTTGCTTTCGCTACGACGACGATCTTCTAGTTGGGAGTCAATGACATCTTGCGGCTTTGTTTCTTCCTCCACTCCCCATGACATTTCGCCATTGAGCATTCTTTCCAATGGTGATGGCTCTTGTCCGCGCTTGCGTGCATAAACGCTCTTATCTCCGGCGGAATAATCACCGAAATATTCAGGCTCACGTCCCTCGCTTTGATATACGTCGTAACCACGTGAATCAAGTTCTTGAACCAAAGAACTCAATGATGGGCGATCTCTCAAAAGGAGGGAAGAAGATTGTGGATTCCTGTCCCATGGACGCCATGCCGTTTCGCCATACGATTGAAGAAGTTTAACAAGTTCCTCGTCACTCATATTTTGAAGTGCTTGAACTGGCCCTCTTCTTCCGTACGCTGGTTTTAATTTTTTGTCTGGCTTGCTATCTTCCCTGAATCTACGCGAACGCATCCCGCGATCTCTTCTGTTGCGATCAAAAATATTGTCTACAGCATCATCAAGGAGTTCGCGACCCTTTTCTCTAGCAAATTTCTTAGCCTCTCTCTTGAGGTCTTTGCCAATTTCGCGACCTTGCTTACGTACCGCGTCGCCAAGACGTGAACGGAAACCACGGTCATCGTAATCTTCATCAAAACTATTTAAATCACTTTCGGCAAAACGACGAATATCATCATCGAAGGCGTCGGAATTATCGTATTCTTTAAACAATTTATGCATTGCTGCAATAGGGTCGTCTGATGCATTGACGTCATCCAAAAGGGAATCCCATTCATCATCAGTCATGTCCTTGTATTGGTCTACATTTTCTCTAGTCCAATCGCGAGCAGTCTCGTAATATCTATCCGAGTCACCCCTGTTCCACTCTTCACCGACTAGTTCTTCTAGTGGCTCCAAAGGATCGTCATCTGGCTCATACCACGAATCAGGAGGACCAACATAGCCACGTCGTGAACGCATGCCACGGTCATCGCGCTGTCGTTCGCCAACATCAGCCCAATGATCTTCAACGTCAGAATTCCACATTTCTTCGGCACGACTCATTACTTTTTCATTGTCAAGAATGTTTGACCAATCAACGTCCTTCGGGTCAAGTTCGTCATCTTCGATCATTGTTTCGACAGTACGTTCAAGTAAATTATTGAAATGACCAGAATCTTGATCTAGGTCCTCGAATTGCTCTTCATAACTTGGACCACGTTCTCTATAAGTTGAACCACGTCGTGAACGCATGCCACGTTCTTCGCGTTCCATATCGCGCTGCATGTCTGCTTGCTCGTCAAGCATATACTGAATGTACTCGGGGTCATTCTCTGCCTCACGCTGACGCTTCAGGCGATTCTCTTCACGAAGTTCTCGCATCGACTTCTGGGGCTTCTTGCGCGGTGCATCAAGACGATTGTCACGGAACTGACGGTCATCTTGTTCGTCAAGTTGATAATCGATTTCCGGATCACCCGAGCGTGAACGCATGCCACGAGAATCATCAGTTGGAATTTTTTCAAGATAGTCTTCGGGTTCTTGACCATCATTAAGAATATCAATAAGGTCATTTAGTTCAGAATCATCCATTGATTCCAAATCAAGACTAACGCGATATCCTGAATCGGAATCAGAATCTGACTCATAATCAAGATACTTGAACAGATTATTGTATTCAAGAGCACGGGTAAAATCGCTTGCTGCCTCAATGCCATCAGAAAAAAAGAAAGCAGGACCATCGTCGGAACGTTTCAATGACTCGGTAAATGAAATTGCGTCATCGATTTCCGAAATAGCCTTTCTTCGTTCTTTTGATTCACCACGTCGTGAGCGCATGCCGCTTCGACTGGAGAAATTCGTAATAGAATACTTTGCCTTGCTAGGTTTTGTCTGCCTCAAATCAAACGCAAGTGGGCGAGTTCTTTTTGCAAATTCCTCATCAGTTTCATCAAATCGTTTGCGTGGTTTGCCAGTTTGTAGATCAAATGGTAAGTCAGAACCAATGGGTCGCATTTCGCCACGCGAGCGCATGCCGTCAGAAGAAATATTCTGCAAGAGATTGGGGTCACCACCGATGTCATCAATAATCCCGCGAAGTTTCTTTTCATCAAAAGAAACATTGCCATTACCTGCACGACGCTGCTTCTCAATTGATTCGGCATCGCCTTCGACAATGCTTGAAAGTTTTCTGGCAAGGTTCTTAGGTACGATAAAGCGAGGAATAATTGGTCGTTCTAAGCCTGGTTTACCTTCAAAAACAATGCCGTCAGAGTCGGCGTCAGTAACGCCAGTGATGTCGACGAATGCCATGCCTGCAGGAGCAGCACGCAAACCGCCACCAATTTTAGGACCAATTTTGCCACTAAGGGCTTTTATTCTGGTCTTGGGGGCGGCTTTGGTGTTAGGCGCCCCATCACCTTTTTTTGAACCACCGCCACCATCAAGGTAGGAAGCAATATTTTTATGGGCTGATCTGAGTGCCTGTAGCGAATCTTCATTGAGCCCGCTAGTTACATGAACACCGTAGTCGTCAACGTGTGCTTCTAGGCGATGGTAATTGAGTACGGGGTCTAGTAGTGACTTGACTTTGTATGCATATTGTGGCTTACACCATACCGAATATTCTAAAGCAGTTTTTTTCTGCTGTCCATCGGCGAGATTGCGTAGATAGTCGATGGCGTCTTGAATTTTTTGCAATTCGCTTTCTTTGATTGTTTCATCTTCTCCGGCATTGGAGAGAATTTCAACGGCCTGATCAAGTTGCTCATCGAATGATTTCATCATTGCGATTGGCTGCTGCGCATCACTGTAGGACCGAGTTACGTATCCTGGCTTGACCGACATTGGCATTGAAGGCATTTGTGATGGAACTATCTGTTGTGAAGCCATCTTCTCTGGCTTGCCGAACATGTATCTGCCGCTTTGTGACTCGCGATGGTACCCAATGCGATAGGTCATGCGTGTTCCATCTGGCATTGTGCGATCAAATACAACACTATTTTCGGTTGCATTGACTACTCTGAGTGGGCTTGCTGAACGTGATGATAATTCCATTTCAAGTGCTGTGCGGGCCTCGTCGCCCAACTGTCCAGATTCGCCTTGAGCAAAAATGTCGGTACGTTCGTTCTCTGTCGAGAATGATCGTGGCTTTGCCGGAATAAGGTTGAAGCGAGGGATATCGATAGTGGTTGATCCTGGTCGGCTGGCGTTCATTCCACCGTGCATCCCGCCGTGCATTCCTTCAGGTCCACACTTTTCTCCACCATCATCGCTCTTGACGGAAAGTGTTGCGGTTAGTTGGTTTGCGCCGTGAAGAACAGGGCTGACTTCATATAGTTCAACTTCACGTAGAACGTTTGCTTGCATTGTGGGGTCAAATGTTGCTTGGAGTGTCTTGTAGCCAATTGACCATTCTTGTTCTTGTCCAAAGAACGCCACACTGGCGAAGGCTTCACGTCCCTTTTCGGTTGCAAGGTTGAACTGAACGCGAGAGTACAGTCCACCAACGCCAGCCATCTTCATCTTCATGGGGATGCGTGGGTCGTTCGCTGGTACTTCGTAGATTTCTAGAACCTTACCGATGGGATCGTTCCAGTTGTGTCCCCAAACTACGCGTGGCTTACGACGCTTGAGACTTTCCGTAAACGCACCGCTGACGATGACATCACCTACCGAGTCCTTGTTGCCGATGGCGGCTACGAAACATTCAACAATTCCTTGCGCTGAGTCAATATTGATTTGACCATCGAGTGCTTTGAAAAGTATGTCTGACGTGGAGAAATTGGACATTAGGGCTCCTTAACTATCTTGTACCATAATAGTTAAGTGGCTAATGGTTTAATGCAACTGTTAAGTATTTTTCGGCCAAATATAAATTAGTTTACGGAAAGTGTTTTAGTTTACGGAAACTATGGCCTACAGTAGTCCCAGGCACGGCGAGCCTCCGACGAAGCAATCTCTGGACGAACCTTCACCAACAAATCAGTATAAATGCTGACAATAGATGTTTTGAGGGCACTCAATCGTTCTTCTTCGTTCTTGATTCCAAACGAATTAAAGATAGCCATATCCAAAAGAGAGCGAGTATCATCGTTAATGGACTTAATTCTAGTCATCTGAGCATCAAGATGTGCATGAACATCTGACGCCGAAGGACCAGAATAATCCGCTGACTTTTCTGCATAAATAGACTTTGAGTCTTTCAAAATAGCCGAAAGCACAGGACGAATATCCTCATCCATCTGCTTAGTCCAAGTATCGCTATTCAATATACTTTCAGAGTCCAAAGAACCAGAACTCAAGAAATCCCTAGCCTTCTTGCCACCGACCTTCTCCAAAACAACACGCTGCTGACGTTCAAGCACCCGCTCAAGGCTTCGATCCAAAATTTCTTCCCAGCGCACAATCGCCGTATCTCGCTCCGTGCCCTCATCCTTATAAGCCAACGGCTGAGTGTCTGACATTTGACCCATCGCACCTTCAGGCCCTCCAGGGACCCCACCACCAGGCATCCCCATTCCAGGAAAACCAGCAGGTGCACCAGGGATTCCACCCTGTTCTGCCATAAGTGCTCCGGCCATAGTATCTGGAGCAGGAGCCCCATCAGCGCCAGGAGGCATTCCGGGGGCGCCAGGAGGCATTCCAGGGGGCATCCCAGGAACGCCAGGAGCACCGCCACCCATAGGCACGCCGCCCTGACCAGGAGGAGGGGTGGGTTTCGTTGTATTTGCGATTGGAGTCAAATTGGGGTTCATGAGAAGACTGTCCGCCAACTCTGATTCAACTTTCTTACGACCGGTTCCTTCACGATATTCGTTGACGCTAATAAGACCGCGACTCTGCTCATCTAACAGGTATCTTTCGCGCTCCTGCTTAGTGATAATCAAGTACGGAACGTCAGAAGTATCAAAGTCAACATAATGTTCGGCATCAAGGTCATCAAGTGCTCGTGCCAAAATCTCCAAGTGAGGAGACATAGTCTCATTCCAGAAAACGCTCACTTCCTCGGCAGCGTTACTAAACGTTCGACCAGACGCATTACCAATAACCGACTCAGGAACACCAAACGAAGCAAGAATTTCCTCTTTAGTGATCTGACGCATCTGAATATAGGCAGCATCACGCGGATTTGACGAAGTATCAACATAATCAACGCCATCATCAGCCGAAATAACAGAAGTTGAGCCAACACGACCCAAGTTTCCTCTAAAACGGTTCCTTAACTCATCTTTATCATCGTCATCAATTTCACCACGCAAAACCAATAAACCACCTGGACGACCATCATTAAGGAGGTAGTTGCGGTTATATAGTTTGGCTAAGTTTTCAATTTCGATGGCAATGCCAGCAGATTCCATAGGTGTCAATGACAAATATGGGTCTAGCGGGTGAGGACGACGAACCCAAATAACATCATCAGGATTCATGATGATTTTATCCCCAGTTGGCATCAAGACTTCATATCCAGAAACAAACTTAATCGGATCAGGGATAGGTGCCGTTGATTGAGGGGGGAGGAGGTTCAGGCCAATAATTGAGCCATCACGACCACGAACTTTCTCAATAAAAGCGCCGCGAGTTCCAAGAAGAATTTGAGAAGAAAGGCGATACCTAAAAATATACGCATTTTCACCAATATTGGATTTTGTGTTCAAAATTGTCAATAATGATGATTTAGAAGCGGTTTCTCCACGAACGATGCGACCGATTGGAGAATTTTCTTTACGAAGAATGACAGGGAGGCGAGCCTGGTTACCCGCAATGGCGTCGATACAGCGTGCCACCCATGTGACTTTCTGCATTCCTTCGCGATAAGCACGCTCAATATCCCAGGGGTCACGATAGGCACGCCCAACAAAACTTGGGTTTGCCGAAACTGGAGCGCCAGGACCAATGAGTGACTTCCCACTCTGGCCATTTAATGATTTATTAGAAATATTCCAAGCCATGTTTTACTCAAGCCCTAACAGGATGCCAAAAATTCCACAACACACTCCAGCAACTACCAGCCCGAGGGCAGGAGAATACATAAACGTACCGACACTTGTCAACAGTATGAATAATACCATCATTATATTTGCTGCTACTGTACGTGTTCTGATGCGCAATAAAAACAATCTCAAACGAGTTAATGTAATCTTGATACGAGAAGGTTCTGTCTTGTTTCGCTTTTTACGAGTTTTCACAAAGAACAATCTAATACATAAAACACTGACTGGAGTGGACAATGCCCGATTGGAATAAAGTTCTTGAATATCTGGAACCAAAAATGCCACCGTTTTGCCCAGAAACACCATCGCTGACACAAAAGGTATTCCTAAGAACCTACTCATTGGAAGCCCTATTTGGCGGAGCAGCAGGCGGAGGTAAACTCATATACACTAACAATGTGTTACCTACTCCTAATGGATTTGTAAAAATGGGGGATATCAAACCGGGTGATTTTATTTTTGGTCGTGATGGAAACCCGCATGTTGTTCTTGCTGAATCAGATGTTGAAATTGTGGATGGATACAAATTAACTTTTGATGACGGTTCAACAGTAGACGCACACGATGAACATCTTTGGCTCACATATGATGCTCGTGAACTTGAGGCCCTAACCAAGCGAACACCAGAATTCCGTGAGAAGCGAAGAAACAAAAGAGAATCTCGTTCGCTCGTTGGGGGTGGAGTAAAAACTGATCACACAACCGGACATCGAGAGTTCCTATCGGAGTCTCGTAAGGAGTGGAACAAGTTAAATCCTCCAGAGGTCATGGATACTCCAACCGGAACGGTTCGTACCACCGCCCAAATCGTCGCTACGCTCACCGTTCGTGGTGGTCGGGCAAACCATGCCATTCCTGTCTGTGGGCCACTCCAGTTGCCAGAGAAAGACCTGTTGATAGACCCGTATATTCTAGGCGTATGGCTAGGAGATGGAAGTAAGAACAACCCAATTATCACCTCTATGGATGACTCGATTGTCGAGACAATAGAGACGGCGGGGTACACGCTTACAAGCATGCAGACCAAGATTGATAATAAGGCCTCTAGTTTCTACTTCGGTGGTCGTCTTATGGGTGAACTACGTTCACTCAACCTATTAAAGAACAAGCATATTCCGCACGATTATCTTTGGGCTTCAAAAGAACAGCGTTTGGCGCTTCTTCAAGGATTGATGGACACCGACGGTAATTGTCTTACGAACGGAACTGTTGAGTTTCTCAATACAAACCAGAGCCTGACAGAAGGGGTGGCCCACCTTGCTCGCTCTCTTGGACACAAAGTAACGATTAGAGAAGGTCGTGCCAAACTGAATGGCAAAGACTATGGACCAACATGGAAAGTAAAGTTTCGTGCCAAGATTCAAGTGTTTCGTCTGACGAGGAAAGCCGAGCGTCTTGAGCCGTTATTGGGGACAGAGCGACGCGTAACAAACTTCCGCTATATCGTTTCTGCGGAACGTACTGGTCCTCTGC